GCGGCGATTGCTGGCGCCATCTGAATTGCTTGGTTTAGTGTGTATGTGTCCATATTATTTTTTATTAGGTGTTTGTGTTGTTGTTATTCTTCCTTTTAATAATATCCCCATTATTGGGAAAACTCAAGACAATTGTGAAAACTATTTCTTTTTGGAAGCAAATCGGCCTTTCTTGTCTCTCTTTGTCTTCTTAATCTTTTTAGTTGAAAAGATAATGGAATTTACTTCTTCTTCGTTAAGCTTACGATACTCAGGTAAATAAATTGCTTTTGTAAAATTCAAACCCTCTTTAGCTAAGAAGTTTAAACGTTTTAAAAGATACTCACCATGGTATCCATGACCTTCATTGGACAAGTGTTCTATCTCTCTGAGGATATTAATAATATCATTCTCAGAGCCATTATAATAATCCGCGGATATCAAAGACTCTTCATCTTGAGCCAAGTCTGCATGGAGATTGCACCAGCGACAAAAATTTACTAATGTCTCGCTTCCGGGAAAAATGTTTAATACAAGACTACTCGCGTACGATAGACTTCCAAACCAGATTGATGTAATGTTAGTATACTTCATAAGATCTATATAATAGATCCTTTTGCATACAAAATCAACTATTTTGAAAAATAAAAGGTGACGCTAGCTCTTTGATCTGTTTTACTATTAATTTCAAAAGAAACTGGCTTAAATCCTTTTTGAATTAAATCTCTTTGAATCTTATCAATTTCTATGTTGATATAAGATTCTCTTTGAGCAAAGCTAGGTTTTCTTGGTATGGGTATTATTATTGTTTGTTTTTGCATTATATTAAATTTAATCCTTGATTTTCATTAAAAGATTGACTATTCTTTCTATACAATCAGCAATCTCTGAAACTTTTTTTCTATGAAGAGGTATATGAGGTATAGGTAATTCTAGAGTCACATTCCCAGCTATACTTCTATTTACATTGGCTTCAAAGCCGGTTTGAAATGAAGATATAGGATTACTTGTATAGGAGTCCATTTAAGATACTTACTCGCCCTTATGCATAAAAGCAAATGGACATTTTGGTTTATTAGTATCTTCTTCTGTATAATGTTTTTTAGTATGAAAATTATTTAAATATCTATCGAAAAAACTTGTGTGTGCTTTTTTCCAAATCTTTAAAAGTATTCCGTCTTTATCCCAAGAGCAACTAGAAACAAATTTTTGTCTTTTAAAAGGTATGACCTGTATCATAGGTGTTCCTTTGGGAATAAGACCTGAGAAATTCTTTTTTAAAAAGAAAGGAAAATTAACGGGTGCTGGAAATTTATCTGTATCGACTACAGCTGACAAACATTTAAAGGGAAGATCTTCATGGTGCAAAGGATGAACAAATAAACAAGACCATTCTTTAGGAGTTTTGATAGTCCATAAATTAATAAATTTAAATGCTGTATTGTAGAAACCTTCAGGAACTGGGTAACCTATTAATTGTTCTTGTTTATGGCTTGATATAATTTCTATCCTATCCCAAGCCCATTGATATCTGATTTTACCTTGATCATTATAAACCCAAATATCACAAGGAGTGGTTATATGATAACCACTATTTAAAGAGTCTAAAAAAGGAATACATTTTTTAACAGTACTATTAGGATCTCCAAAGTTATCTACAGTTTTAATGTTATTAATGTAGGAAGGTATATCTTTATACCAATTTGGAATATTTTTATATGATGGAACTGGCTGAGGTGCTATATCAAAAAATTCTTTAGTAGCTGAAATAAATTGTAATTTAACTTTTTGCATTAAATTTCTGGAAACATATAATTGTTTAAAAAATGTTTGGCATTCTCTTCCCCAACATCCACTGCTAGAGCTTTAAACGTTTTATCATTTTTCTTTTGACCAATACAATAACTATTTTGTTTTTCTATATTTGCTTTGTATCTTTCTTTAAAAGATTCTGAATATTTTAAAAATTCTCTCGCAATGCTTCTTGAAGTGACTAATAAGAAATCCAACTCTTCTTCTTTTGGTGAAACACAAATGAAATTTTCTCCGAAGAAATTTGCCCATTCTGGAAGCTTTCTTTCAGGTGATACTATTGCATTTTTAAATTGTAATAGGTTCTTTTGAAGAATTTGGTTGGCATTAATAGGTGTAATATCAAAAAAGAAACCAGTAATTTTATTACCAATTTCGATAAAATCCAAACCTAATATAGGAATATCTATAGTAGAGTTGGGGAAAATATTAGCATGTACTATACCAATTTTATTGGTTTTATAATATTGTATATGTATATGTCTAAAAATAGGACTTGTATAAATATTATTTTGCCATATTAAATCAGTATTATACTGATCCTTATATAGGATTGGGCGTTCTGGGTAACCAAACGTACTTGTAAAATCTTGTGTTAAAAGATCAAAAAATTCTCTTAGCTTGTCCATATTTCTTCGAATAGATTTATGTGAAACTGAAAGAAATTCTTTGTTTCATTGATAATGTTATCATTTAAAGTATCTGGTGTATCTTTATCTAAAAGATATCTAACTGTAGTAATAACTGCCATAGGATCCTTTGATTGATATGTTTCATTATAAGGAGCTTGTGATTTAGCTAAAATTCTACCACCGTAGAAATCTGCTAACCATCTAAGATAGAAATCAGCCTTAAGTAATTCTTCATTTTTAGTCCAGGAATTTGCAAGCCAGGTGCGAGTAATTGTTTTAATTGTACTCTTTGTATAGTTAGTATCTGCAATAAGCTTGTCTATATCTTTTTGTATAAAGGTACTCCTCTTTAAATCTATATTTTCTATAATTTCTTTTTGAAGAAGTCTTTGTTCTACAACCTGATAAATAGGTAAAAGATTAACAAGCAATTCAAGTAAATGTTCTTTCTTAAAAGAACCGTCTACAAAAGATTGCATTAGAGGGTGTTGTTCTGAAGTTCTATGAAGTTCAGCGGTTTCTTCTTTTAAACGTATCTGTAAATTGTTAGTTGTCATTTCAATTATATTATAACAAAAATTCAGATTATCAACTAAATATTATTAAACATGAGCAATACTATTATAATTTTAAATTCTTATAATAAAAACGGTTTAACATTATCCGGTAATTACCCCGTTTATGTTAAAGGTATTTCTCAATGCTGTATAGATAAAAACGGCAAACAAGTAATAACCCCTGTTTACCCTATAGCCACTACAAAATAATAAATGAATTTATCAACAACATCTCCTTTATCATTCCAAGAATGGTCTAAAGAACAAGGCAATTTTGTAGAAATTTCTCAACAAAATTATTTAAATTATTTAAATTCTTGGTATGATTATAATAGTAGTAAAAAGGTATTAAAAAATCAATCTATTAGCAAGAAAGAACAATACATTCAATTGGTTAAAGATTTAACTTTTCTTTTTAATGCGGATGAGAGAGATCTTTTTTTATCTCAAATTGATTTTTCTAATGAAGAGGATTTAATATATGTTATTCCTTACCTAGCACATAAACTTAAAGATATTACCCAAATTTTAAATGCTAAGAGAGAATCTTTAAAAAATTCTAAAACAAAACATAGTTTAATAGGTTCTAATTTAGCTTTAGAAGAAATATTATACGAATATATTTTAAAAAATTATACTAAAAAGGAATATTCTTACACAAAGGTTCCAGTATCACCGTTAGTTAACTTTTTCCCAGAGCTTTCTTCAGTTAATGAAAATTTCTTTATAGAAATAGAAGAACTATATGATGATGAAAATTATCATGATTCTGACCCTTCTGTACCTATTTCAGAATATTTAAACTCCTCTGATTTAATTGATACCTATCCTTTTCAAGATTTAACTCAAGATGAAATTGATAATCTTATTTCAACTAGATATTTGCCAAGGGTTGCTCCTACACCTCTCTCTAGGGTCTTTAGTCAATACCTAACAACCATATCTACCTTATCTACCTTATCCCTTTCTTCTTATTATGATTCTCAAATAAACAATTTAATAACTGGTTCAGAAAAATATCTAGCAGAAAATATATACGGCCTTACCGCTATAAAAGTAGAAGAAACAAATATACCAGATTACATTTTAAATATAGGCATAGAACAAGGTAATAATTGGTTTTATTGGCCTAGTGGTGATAAGATTACTAATGATTCTTTAGCTGGAAATATTTTTTATCCTATAGAAATTAATAGTTCTAATTTAATCAATTCTATTTCTTCTATTTTTGGAAACGTAACTGGTTCTAGCTACCTTAATTCGGATTTAATTTTTACAGATAAAAACGGAACTATAGAAGGGGCTTGGTTAATGGGTGTTAGACAAGAAAATGTTAGTGATACTATGAATGTAGTCGTAGAATCCAATACTACTAAATCTTTCATATATCCTTTTGTAGGTTTTAATATCAATTTAAAAAATTATTCTTTTAACGGATATTCTATTAAAGATTATGAATATGGATTATACAATTCGTTAGAGTCTATAGTAAAGCAAAATTTATTAACTTCTTATTATACATCCACTCTTCCTAATTCTGCTTCTTATGATATATATCTCAATCAGTCATCTCTTGTTAAAGCAGGCGCTTTAGCTGCAAAATTTTCTGATGAAGCTGATACTGTAAGAAAAAAAATAAATGATAATATTATTAATACTTCTTATGTAGATAGTATATTAGGTCTTACCGAGGAAGCTTATCTTTTCAAGTTTGATAAAACAGATCTTCCTATTGTAGTTGGTGCTAATAATATTGCTTGGCCAGTTGCTAAATTAGATCAAGTAACCAATTTACCTTTAACTCTAAAAAAAGATACTTGCTTACCTATTGTAATAGGTCAAGTAGAACCTAATTCATCAATGATAGGAGCTGTAGCTGGTACAACTTTTGATACAGCAGATGTGATTTATAAAGCAACTGATCAAGATGAAAAAACTTTTATAGAAGCTGCTTGGTTGGCTGCTGGTTTGAATACACAATTAGATATATTAAAAGGTGCTATAGATGTTTATAATGGTTCACCTGCTTTAGATTGTGCTGAGTATTTAGAAGGTCCTTTACAACCATCTTTAGCTTTTAAGGCTGATGCCGGTACTTACGTATCCTTTATATGGGGTGATGTAGATACTCCGGCTGACGAAGTTTTTCACTATCATCCCCATGCTAGTAATTGTCCATACGGAAAATCTTATCCACATAATTTTTATGCAAACCAAGATTATCAAAATTCCAGTCCTTTAAATAATAGTAACATATTTCCTTTAAAGAAGAATTCTTGTACATGCAGATCTGCTTATTATTCTCCCATAGGTACAGAAGGTGTTAATGTAAAAGATTACAACGGAATGGCTGATTATCTTTTCGCAGATCCTTTTGGTTTAGGGAAAAGTTTTAGTTTATACGGTTGGAAAGATACTAGAAGATTAAATGTTAATAATAGTCCACAATTTTCTTTTTACCAAATAGACGGACAATTAGATAAAGAGGTAGGCTTTGGAAATGGAACTTGGAAAACTGGAAACGGTAGGAAAATGATTTTAAAAACCGGAAGAAGATATACCTATTATAGGTCTTCTTTAAGAAATCAGAGTGGTAATTCTACAGATGTTCCTTACATGCTTATTTATTATCCTTACAAGAATATTAATTTAATAGGTAAAAATGTATCATCTATTAATAATTCTGTAGTAACTAATCAAAATACAGATTTGGTTTTATTAATAGACAATAGTAGAACTCAAACATATGACCTAGATACTGTTAAAGAATTGGCAAAGTCCGTTTGCTCTAATATTATTAATAAAAATTTTGATGCTTTAATATCTATAATTTCTTTTGCAAAAAATAGTATTGTTTTAAATTATTTAACAAATGATTTATCTTCTATTTTAAATCATATAAACAGTATTACAATTCAGGATTATCCTAATTTTACAACAAACATATTAGACGGATTAAAATTGGCTAATAATATTTTTAATAATGTAGAACCTTTTAATAATGATTGTGGTAATACTAATTTATGTTCTAATTTATCTACAGAAATTTTTAATTTAACTAATATATCTACTATTACAAATTGCCCGAGATCAGACTCATCAAAACAAATTATAATATTCAGTGATGGTCAAGAAACTGAAAATGTAGGAACTGCTATTCCTTATGCTCAAACTTTAAAAGAAAAGGGTATACAAATCACTTCTATGGACGTAGGAGAAGTTTCTGAAGGTAATGATTTAATGGAAACTATATGTTCTGATGGCTCTTATTTTAATCTTCAGAATTATCTTATTCATAGTGACGGTAATGTTCATAACTATATAGAATATGTATCTCTTAAATTGATAGGAATATTCCCATCAATACCTACTTGGTGTAAAGCTGTTAAAAATTCTAATGGATTGTGGACTGGATTACCAGTTCCCTCGGATATGATTTTAAATCCAGGAGATTATATACAATATAGACATCAAAGTTCTATAATTTATATTGGTAATATCAAAGGATTTGTTCAAGATGCTATTTCCTTTGCTCTTAACATTAAATTGGATGGATGGGATTATGATACAAATACCTTTAGCGAAAAATGGATAGGAGATGCTTATGGTGCAAAACCTTTTTGGGGAAAATCTTATACATATATAGATTCTGATAATAATTTCTACAAACCGACTATTAGTTTTGGTGGACAAATAAGAATTTTAGAAGGTTATGTGCCAATCCATCAACCGGAATTATCTGAAATGATTTTATCTAATGGTTGTTATATAGAATATACCAATAGAAATTCTAACATTTTGATTTGGCAGCAACCTTTGGACTTTGTAGTAACCTTAAAAGATTCAAGATGGAATCAACTTATTATATCTAAAGATGTTTCTAATTTAGACTTTACTATGTATAATGGTAATCCTTTAGATTTAATAGCAAAAGCTACTTACGAACCAAGTAATATTATTTTAGAAGGTTATTCTTCTTTCAAACCAGCCAAATACAATTACTACGCGCGCAATGCTTTTACCTATACGGAAAATTTATACAATTTAAATGTATGTCAAAACAGTTTTGTAACTTTTGTTACTGGAAAGGTTTTAGATGCCACAGAACCTTATGCCAATTTAGATAATATTAACTATCCCACAGTAGCAACTATATCATTTCCAGTTAACGCGAAATCTGAAAAACAAACTGGTAGTTATTTAACTGTAGACAAACTAGGGACTCCTTATTATAGAGGTAAAGGGTATGAAATTGATATAGATCCAAATAGTCTTTCTTATATAAATTCTGTAAGTGCTGAAAGATTATTTTTGAATTTAGAAAAATACGGTCCTAGAAATAGGGGTTTGACCAAGAAAGATCAGACCTCACCTGTAATGATAAAAGATATAGATAATAGATGGTTGATGAAACCTAATAATGCTGGTAATTCTTCTGGAATTATTATTGATACATTAAAAAATCAAAAAATTATACCTTATCAATCAAACTATGAAATAAACCCTAATAATCAATTAGGAGTTAGTTTACAAAGTGATAACGTTCAATTTTGGGATACAAATGATGTTAATGCTTGGACTAATGAATTAAATTATCCTTTAAATTTAAGAAAAGAATTGACTCAAAATGTCTACAACGAGAGACGTAAATCATTACTAGTTAATGGAGGACAACTATATCGTTGGACAACCGATATTTTTGGCAACAATTACGCTTTACTCAAAAACAATACAGGAGTTTTTATTACAGAATATGGTGTAATAATAGTTACAGAAAATAATAATATTCCTTTTGTAACAGAAAGTTAAAAAGAAATCATAGAAAGAAGATAATTTGTTTTGTTAAACGTCGATATAATATCTTCTTTTGTATTATTTAATCCCGATTTAACTGATGTAATATAATTATTAAATTCTAAAGAAGTTAATATCTCTTGAATACTATTGTTAACTTTTTTATAAGAATTTAAAATATCCTCTGGAGAACCTTTAAATTGTTCTGTATTTAAGTCTAAATTAAAACTAAATCCAGGGAAAACTGCATTTTGAATTAAGGATGTGCCAATAATTTCTTCTTGAAGTTTGTCAAATAATCCGTCTAAAGATTCATAAAGATCACCTAAAATAATATGTACATTATGGTTACCTGCATACCAATGAAGTAAATGTATAGTTGAATGTATTTTTTTTAAAAAAATACCAAACTCACGAGTTGAATCTAAAGGATCTGGTTGTGATTGAATTTTTATTATTTCTATTTCCATATTAAATTATCTTTTTATATATTTGTACTTTTATCAAAAGATCTCCTGAGTAATTATCGCTATCGCTTATACATATATAATTTTTAATATTCTTTTTATCATTAATTTCTTCTAAAGTAATAACTTTGTTTGGGTTTATAGGTAAATTTTCTGTTGTTCCTTTAAACATAGAAGCTGATGTATTTGAATCATTTACTTTTACTTCAAAGCCATCTTTCTGAGTTGAATTTTTATAAGAAAATAAAGCATCTTTTTCGTTCTTAAAAAAGAATTTCCACAAAGGAATAGGGAATAAAACATTGAGAGCATCTCTCCTGATAGAGCATACTTTACAAGGTTCCTTTTTACCTGTTATTTTAAAAGTTAACCAGCTTAAAGCTTTGGAATGTAATATACAAGCAACTATATCCCCCAAACCTTTAGCATATCTAAATTGTAAATCCGGATTCTTGTTCATTAATATAATAATATACTGCTTGTTATAAAAATCAAATATAAATTCCAGAACATTTATCGTTTAGAGTCTGTACATACTCCCATTTTTTATTTTTTAATTTAAACTTTAATATGGCATTAACCAACACTCTAACATTATCCCGAGTAAAGGTTGATGTTATAAGCCTTTCATTATAGCTATAGTTGTTAGGTGTATTTTGATTTACAATCAAATGATTAGGATCTGAAGGATTTGGTGTATAGTTGAATATTTCTATTATTACATTTACTATAGTACCTTCTGTGTATAAGTTAGTGAGATTAGGATTATATTCTTCGTTTAATTTAGATAAGCTGATGGATTTAAGTCTAGGTAATATGGTATTAAATTCTATACCTTGTGTATTGTTTATTTTTATAATATTGCCGTTTGTTTCTTCACAAACATTATCAATAATATTATTTGTGGCTACTAAGTCAATAATTTCTTCTCCGTAAAAAATGGAGGCATTAATAGGATATTGAATAGAAAATTCATGTTTATTCCAAAAAGAACTTAAACTAGTAGTTACTACAGAATTTAAAAGAATATGATTGACTTCTGTTTCTGTGTATTTAGAATTTAAATCTTCAAAATTCTTTGTTACAGATGATAGGTCATCAAAAATGGTTGAGACATTATTTGATTCATCAAATAAAGAACTAGATAAATTACATATTAAAGTATCTAATAATAAAGCGTTGTAGTTGTGTTTACCGGCGGTATCACCTACACAATCATCTATGTTAATATTTAAAATGGGTATTATGCAATTCATGTTGTAATATATTTGTCAAATTGCCATTCGCAATTTTTAACTTTAAAAACTAAAGAAGTAATTATATCTGATTCCCATTCATCTTGGTATACCATAGATATATCAGCTTGTATTTGACCTTTGGCAAAATGACTAGACAATGTCTCAACATCGCTCACGTGTATTTGTTTTAAAGTATTATTGTTAGTTGTTCCGTCATCTGCTGGGATATAATACCTAGATGTAGTTGCTAAAAAGGATTCCTCTAATGGAATATAAGGAGGCTTAATATATAAGCAGTCAACATCAATACATTTCTGACAATTCCATTCTGATGGACAGCTGTATCCACCATTGCAAGATATAACAGGACCAAACGCAATGGTTTTGCAATTTGCACACAATCTAAAAGAATCTGTATAACAAACTGTATAATCTGTTAAGGTTTCACTATAGTTTGTTTGTGTATAACTATCAGAGCCAGTTGTTTTTGTATAAACATTAACTATAATTTTTTGATTTTCGACGTAATTGTTTAATACAGGGTATTTTGAATTTAACCAAGAATTAATAGTTTTGTCATAGGATTGAGAATACGGGGTTCCTAAAATATAAGGATAAAATATAGTTATAGGCTGAAGCCATTTAGCACTGTTAGTTTCAATTGTTGTAGCAAAATCTGTCCAGCTGCCGGAGAATTGATTAACTAAAGATAAGACATTTTTATAATCTGCTATATTGTCATTATAAAAATCTATTATAGGTTTCCAATTATTATTGTATTGTGTTTGTATTTCTGACAACCAATTTTGTAAATTTATGTAATTTGAATTTACAGATACCAGAGAATCTCCTATAGTTTCTGTATTTTGAATCTTGTAAAAATTATAATTCATTATTCTTTTCCTCCAATGATATGTAATTCCATTTAGAACCGTCATTCTTTAAATAAAGAACAACTACTCTTGATAGATGTCTATCACTTAATGTTTTACTCTTTTGAATTTCTAGCAATCGACCGCCACTACCAGTGCAATTACCCTTTTGAGTATCTTTTGTATAGGAATGACCACAGTGGTCGTAAGGATTCCCACACCAATCTCCGGTACCATCATTATTATTATGATGGTTGCAACCAGCTCGACGTGGGTCTCGTCCGCACCCATCACAACTCACAACGGCTCCGTCTGTATTGTTATAACCTTTAATTTTATTAGGTACACAATATTCATAATAATTTCTATAAAAATAAAAATTAAAATATATGGTCTCATACAAGCTAACAAATAAATTAACTATTTGATCTTCTATATATTCTGAAGGAGGAAAATTTATATTCATCCAATTTTGAAGCATGGTTAAATTTCCTGATTGTATGCTGTTAGTGTCTGTATACCAATTTCCAGGTGTTACTTGATTAGACCCTGCTGTCGTCGAGGCCATGTTTATAATTTTTGGATAATATACAGAAAATTCTTTATTCCAATTAGCACTTAATGAGTGCACTACCGATATATGGTTTTGGTAACTTTCATTTATTCTTTTAATATTTAAAACAGTAGAAAACATAGCTGCGCTGTTTTGATTGAATAAAGTGTAAACATCATTCCATTTATCTATGTCATCTAAAAGACTATTTAATCTGGAACTAAGAGACACTACATTAGAGTTGATAATAGGCAGGCTATTACCAGCACATAAATTTTCATCTATTAAATCTATGTCTCCACAAGTGGGATCTGTTTTTTTTATTTCTATAGTCATGACCAGTTAATTTTATATAAAGAAGTATAAGAGGGTGATATTTTATTTATTACATTCTTTACAGCTTGCTCTATATTTTTCTTAACATTATCATTAGCTTTAAAGTTATGTATGTTAATATTATAATATTTGCTCTTGTTTCCAGGCATTTTAAATTGGAACCAATGTTTAATTTCTTCTATGTAATTTCTCTCACCTATATCAGCATTCCATGTTAAATTGGTAGATTGCGGTGAAAAATCTGAAGCATTATAAATTTGTTCTATGTCTCCCTGATTTAAATATATGTTATACATTCTTAAATCCGAGACAGAGCCTACAAATTTATAACCTTTATCGGAATTTAATAAATTATTCAAAATACTATTTTTAACTGTTGTAGCTCCGAGTAGTAGAGATGTTCTATAATCGTAATATAATTGATATGCTTTGGGAGTAAAATTAGTGGAATCCACTTCTACAGAATCTATATAATATTTTGCAGTTCCTAAATCAGAATCAAAGGTAAATGCAAAGTGATGCCACCCGGAAGGTAAAGAAGATACTGAATGTTTTAAAGATAATAATTGAGATTGTTTTCCAGAAGAATTTGCAATTTTAAAATTCCATGATAAATTTTTCTTTATGCTTTTGAATTTTCTAGTATGTTGATACCCAGTGAAATCTCCGTGAGCAAAATAGTTGTTGTTATTTATGTCACTCAAACCACTGAAATTTAATTTAGAAATTGGTGTGCCTCTTTGATTGATTAAATAAGCTTCTTTATCGTTTTCATCAATCATAATTAACAAATCTTCTTGATCATATTGATTATTACAAGGATCTGTATTAATGGGTGAATTAATAAAATTAATAGATCTTCTTCTAGAAGTTGAAGGGTTTGCTGGATAAATGGTTTTGGTAGTTTCTTCTGTTACTAATATTTGTAGATAATCATTAGTTAAAACATATTTGTAATCGGTTGTCGATATGAACGGTAAATCTTCTTCAATGGCTTTTTCGGTATGTGTTACAATAGGAGGAGCTGGAGAACAATTTGTATCTGATATAGGATTTTTACTAAATTGATAAGTGAATTCAAAAGTGCCATTTGAATTTATTTTGGTATATAAATCATCTTCTGATGTTATCCATAAATTGTTATTTCTATCACAAATTATTTGTTTAGATTTTCCAACAGTGGCATACATTTTTTTGTTTTTATACAAATTAGCGCCAACAACTTCCCATAACATATTGTCATTGTCTATCGTAGAAGCATTACCATAAACTTGTAATACATTATTATTTAAATCTATTTCAATTCTATTTGTATTAGAAGTAACACTATACACCCCCAGTAATTCTCCGTCTGGGTTCAATTTGATATATTTTTTAACACTATTATCATAAATGTATAAATTTTCTCTAGAATCTGTTTCTACTTGTGATATAGTAGTAATGCTATATCTTATACTTTTATCTATTGTAACTCTATCATCTACGTTGTATTTTACAGCTCTTAAATTTTTAGAATCAAAAACCCAATAATCATAGTTAGGTAATCTTTGAATAAAATCGAATGTGTAGGATGATGGTAAATTCGATATGTTAGTATTTGATATTTTTCCAAATCTATAATTTAGATTTTGAATTTGAGCTGTGTTGTTATTTATTAAAGTTATTATAGGAGAGAAAACATCCGATTCGTTTAATAAACCAAATCCACTATTATAGTAATTACCAAATATTTGATTTCCTTGAATGTTAGACCAGTCCTGTACATTCAACCAAAGAGATACGGTAAGATTTTTACTTTCCAATAAGACATCCTTTGCTGGGAATATGGCATAATTATTTCCGTCTAACACCCAGTAATTGCCTTTAAAATTAAGATCACTATTATTATATAATAATCCATTGTTTTTAAATGTTGAATTATCTTGTAACGGAGAGGAAAGCCAGTTAGTTATATTTAAAATTTTAGATGGTTGATTTGTTTTGTAACTATAATCAAAATATTTTAAGAAGTTCTTACTATCTTGTTTACCCACATGATAATACTCATATAAAACATTAGGTATTATTTTTGTAGTAGAAGGTACATCATAACAATAAGAAAGATTGGGATATAATTTACTATGATAAACCATTTTGGTTGCAGACATTGCTTCATCTGTAGTGTAGTATGCAGGGTTATAATACCTGTCCAACCATTTTTTACTGCCATCAGGGGCTTTGTATAACCAAGAACACAACCAGAAATTATTATCCGTTTCTGGATGTATAATATCAAGACTAGTCAAATAAGGAGCATTAGATTTTAATCTTTGACTAATACGATCTGAAATATAAGGAGCTTCTCCTGCGGTTGCTCCGTCCTCGATAAACCCGGCAGCACTTAAATCTTGGACTTGACTTATTGGATTATAATAAAATTTTGTACTGCTGTTGCTTTTAAATTCTACTTTTATACTATTACTAGTATATCCTAAACATATAGAGTCTAATCCATTTTTTTGGTTAGTTCCTGAATATATTTTTCTATAAAATCTATTTATATTATTATTATTGTATAAATAATCTGCAGTTTGGTAATTTTTTAAAGGATGAAAATATAAGTCACTTACTGCTTCTTTATTTTTTATAGAAAAATTTTCAGAAGGAAATACCCCTAAATAATTTTGTGTATAGTCTGGTGTTTTACTTTTGACAATTAAATCTTTTCTGCTTAATAATGGATTAGTTTCATATTTGACTAAAAAACTATCTTTAACAGAAGAATTATTTTTTGTATTGTTTGAAAATGATGGTAAAAAGAAAATACAATTGGATGGAATAGTCGCCGAGCTTATATTAAAATTTTGTAATTGTATTGAATTATTGACTAGTGCAACTATTACAGAATAATTCGATTTGTTTCTGAACATGGAAATATACCCATCTCCTAAAATGTAATCAAACAATTGACTGTTATCTGGTGGATTGATCTGTGGAGCAAAAACTAATCCATTGTCACCTAAACCTTTGTCAGTTAACAAATATCCGACTGAATTTTTTATTATAATTTTGTTATTATAAAAAGAAAAAATCAATTTATCTTTAATAGAAAATGTATAAAGAGAACTTAATATTAATTTATTATTAACTATGTTAAATATTCTTTTGTCATTAGAAGCTATGGGGCTTTCTATCAAAGATAGATTACTAACAGATTCCGGGCTACTATTATCTTCTATAATAGAAGTATTGTTTTTTAATTCAGATAAAAATATACCATTCTTATTATTAAATTTTAAATCTTGAATATTTTCTAGACAATCAAAGAGATTAAAAGACATCCCATTATCAAAGGTAATAGGTGTTTTTTTTAATTTAAATTGTTCTCCTATAATATTAAAATCTATAGGATTCCAGTAAATGTCTGATATTTTATAGGAATTAATAGACGCCATTTTCTATAATATTTATGGACTATGCCTAATAAACCTACGGCTTATCTAGTGGGAGCTTTATAGAAGGCCATAGTAGATGTAAAGGTACTGCAAAGTGGGCTTGTCTGTGTATATAAACCTTGAGTATCATAAGCAGATAATTGATTAAAATTCACATAACTAATAGTTCTTGGTCCGTTACTCTTATCTGCATTAACTTGGTTAACGTTATAGTTATTACCGCCTTGGCTTACAAATGAAGAATAAGATTTAATAAAAGCTGTATAATCGAATGTTTTAGTGGATGTGTCAAATCTCCAAGGAGTTCTACCATTGCTTACTGCGAGTAAAGAATTGTAATCCGTATAGGTTAAAGAATTATTATTTTGTAAGACATTCCAAGATTTAACAGGCACCTGTCTCCAGTATATATTGTTAAGACCGTCTCTTGCTGTGCCTGGTTCGAAAGGAATAAAGTCAAATTTGGAATTATAATTTAGAGAAACAATTCTTGTATTTGGATCAACAGTAGTGTCACAAGAACTTAAAAAGAAATTAGAAGTCTTGTATATTTGATTATCAGATAATAAATAACTACCTTTATATACTCTATAAAAACAACTAGTGTTTATCATTCCATCGAATATTATACTACTTTGTATAGGAGAATCTTTACCTATAGGTCCTATATTTTGTCCTTGATCAATAACCCATAATTGGGAAGGTCCAGAGTTGAAGTTAATAGCTGCAGTATAAGATAAAGTGGGATTCTGTTGGAATGTAGTTTTTCCGTCATTACCAATAATTGCTAAACCATAACCTGGATAATAATTAGGCCCTCCATTTCCTGGTATCGTGCTCCAAAGATTTTGTGGCCAATGCCATTGATCTAAATGGAAAGGATCTATTTGTCTAGTTCCTAATATATAATTAATACCACCAAAGTTTTGTGTAAGTATCGGACTGTAATAAAAATTTCCGGGTCCTTTTAATGCTATAGAAGTATTACTGAATTGTGTTCGAGCATTGCCTTGATTAATCCAAAAATTAGTATTATCTGATGCGTTATTAGCAAATTCTACACCTAAATTAGTTATATACACAGGTCCAGGAAAGCCTATATTAAAAGGCCTATTCCAAGTTCTGGGATCACTTCCTATAGTTGTTGTAAAATTATAGACTCTATCACTAGGACTTGATCCAAAATCTGCAAATCTTTTAGATGTATTAGAACAAAAATAGGATCTAATAGAAACAACTGGTGGTGCAGCGTCAAACGGTTTTCTTGTATCCCAATATTTAGACTTGTCTGAATTTACTTTACTTCCTATTTCAAACATTCCATATATTGAAACGCTTTTGAAATTTATATAATTACTTACACTTAGATGATAAATAGAGCCCCAGGCTCCGGTATTATCAGCTCCCCAATAAAAATTACCACCCAAGATGCCGTTAGAGGTCAATTCTGGATAATGGGTTCCTAACCATTCTGTACTAAAATAACCCCCTACAAGATTACCATAAACAGTCTGATTAAGATAAACACCAGAAGCATTAGGGGATAAAGCTTTGTTAGTATCTTCACCTTCTACAATATTTTCAAGTATTGCAATATTTAATGCATTACCTATCAATCCATTATTAATAACATAATTTAAAGCTCCTTGGAGGTTTTTAAAGAATGGTTTATATATGCCATTAACTTGTGTTGTATATAAAACATCTGCATCACAATTTCCGTTAAGGGATCTTGTAACTGTTGCATCTTCTGTGGAATAAGAATCTGAAGGCTTAACACCGAGTGTTAAGTTCTTACTTGAATAGGTAGCTAGTTTATTATTATTATAGTAAAAATAGTATGGATCTATATCTATTTTTCCATGTAAATTATTTGCAAATACACCATAAGAAGACACATTATTTGTTACTTTTACATAAGAAGATGGAGATTTAGATAATTCTAATTGGGCACCCCATACATATACTCCACCATTAGCAGGGTCTGCTACGTGTCCATCATTTTTACCTGAGAATACTCTAGTTCTTATTAATGTACCAACAACAGCTCCAGCGCTTGTGGTTTTGCAATTTCCAGATACGGAACAACGATACCAATTATTACCAACACTGACTATAGAAGCATTATATCCAATGCCAGCACAATTAGCATATCCGTTGGGAGAATATCCATTATTAACTATTGTTCCAGTTTGTAAATCAAAAGCTGCGGCTATTATACCCGCTTGAACAAAGTCGTTATTTGTGTCTCTAAAATCTATTTCAACATATCGTTGTCCGGCAGAACTTACATAAACTGAATAAGTATAAATTTGATTTATATCAGAAACTGTAGTATTTGTTCCTATTCTAGGGGAGGAATCCGGTGGGTTTGCGGAAAGCTCTTTTATTAAAGATGCTGTTTTTGTATTTGTTGGTGAATATGCATAATTATCAAAAATGAAACAACCAGCAGATGTATCCCAGAATCTAAAGATTTCACTATATAGGAATAAATTTATAGAAGGATTGGACAATAAATTATAAACTATAGTTGCATAGTTGGATGTTAAATTATTTGTAAATGTCTGTATAGATGAAAGATAAGGTGTATAAGCGGTATTTTTTACAAGAGCGCTGCTAAGTGTTATATCATTTGTTAATATATCATTTAAATTATATGAATTATCTAAATTTGTTTGAATAATACTGCCAGTAGCTGTAGCAGCAGAAAGAACATTTCCAAAACTAATATTGCTTGTTGGTATTTGATATACTACATTTGATGAAAGATAACTTTGTAATAGAACTGTTGGACTTGCTGCAGAGGAAAATACATTACCTAAATTTATATCGCTATTGGATATATTTTGTATTATATTAGAAGATAGTCTTAAAGAAGGAGTTAAATTGAAGCTATAACCATATCCAGTATCTGTTATATTAATAGATGTAACCGTACTACTCAAAGTAGTACTTGTAGGGCTACCTAAAGCTGCTATAGCATTTGCAGAATCAAATTCTAAACCTTTATACACACTAACTAGTGGTGTTGTTGTAAATCCGCTATAAGAATAGTTACTTCCAACCTTTACATTTATACTTGTAATACCGAGACTAGATGTTTGACTGGTTTGTATGACAACTGTCGGTGTCGATGTATACCCAATACCAGCTTTGGTGATGATTATAGAACTTACAGATCCATTTGTTGAGTTTAAACTAGCGGATGCTGTTGCATTAGAAATTACGTTACTACCACCACCACTAATTAAAATATTAGGAATGCTTTCATATCCATATCCAGATACACTTAAAGATATAGAACTAACACCAGTAACATATGCCGAATTAGCTGAAAGCTTTATGATCGGAGTTAAGTTGTTTTGATATCCATATCCAGCATTTAAAACGTTTATAGAAGTTATGGTACTGCTTAAAGTGGTACTTGCAGCGCTACCTAAAACTGGTAAAGCGCTTAAAGAATAGTACTCACTACCTTTGGTAACACTAACTGATGGTAAATTAATGAATCCGTTATATAAATAATTGTTGCTAATATCCTTTACGCTAACAGCTGTAATACCCAAGCTAGATGTTTGAGTTGTGATAAATGATATTAAAGGATTAGAGGTATACCCAATACCAGGATTGGTAATAGTTACAGAACTTATCGAACCGTTTGTTGTATTTAAACTGACTGTTGCAGTTGCTGGAATAATAGCATTTCCTGTTATAGTAACGGTAGGAGGAAATTCATAACCATTTCCGCTATTAGTTACAGTTATAGAACGTAAAATGTTTGTAGGTACTATGACGTTTAAAGTAGAAACTGCAGTCATAGAAGGTACGACGACATTCTGAGCACTTATATAATTGAAAATGGAATAATTGTTAGAATTTGTATTGGAATTTAATTGAACACTGTTAAATCCTTGTACTTTTTGTATACTTAAATTGTTAGTGGAAAGTTTTGATAATATGTTTCCAGTAGAAGATTGTAAATTTCCATTAATATCAAAATCAAACTTTGGATTAGGATTATTATATCCTAAATCATTATTTTTAATAACCAATGTGTCATCACCAGTGAATGTTCTAGATTTGCTGTAAGATTCGTCTTTACCTGCTAATCTAAGATAGTAAGCTTTATCCTGTAATGTTGTGGAATTAAAAGGTGCTGCGAAAGATACTCCGTTTGTAGGCCCACTATAGATGTAATTTGTAGCCTTTGTTCCTTGTTCTAATTGAGCACCCCAAATATATATACCAGATGTTCCGTCTCCTGTATATTTGTTGTAGGTGTTATCTACAGAATTAGTTACACCAAAACCTAAATCTGGAGGCAAACCTGCAGATACATTGCAAGTATAGGTGCAACGATACCAACCACTACCAATACTATTAATAGTACCGGAGGAAGTCCCTCTGTCTGTAGAGTAACTAGGTTGAATACTAACTACTTGTGTTGATAAATTATAAACTATAGGTTGATAACCGTTATAGAATAAGGCTATTTGATTGCGTTCTGCAGCTTTTACATAAACTGATAATGTATAGGTTTGATTAGTTCCAAGAGGAACAATTTGTAAAGCTTCATGCACCGCTGCTCCTTTTGCTGCAGATTGTTCCACTAATTTATAAGCCTTGGACCCACTACTGAAAGGATCGTTTACTACTGTAGTTTGGATAGTTCCTTGTCTATTAGAGCCATCTACAACATTCCAAGTATTTTGAGAAAAGTCTTGGCTGTATTTGAAAAGATTTGTTCTGTTAGGTACTCCTAAGGAAGGTTCTACATTCTCAAGGGATATAAAACCTCTACTAACGTCAGATACAACCGGACTAGAAGTAGTTCTTATGTAAGGTGAAGCCACTGCTTTTTGTTCTAATTGAGCTCCCCATAATACAATATTACCTCCTAATGCACCTGCATTATTATAATAAATCTCACTTCTTAATCTTGTATGTGTTTTAAGAGTTCCTTGTACAGTGACTGTGTATCTATACCAACCATTACTAATATAGGTAGAAGTATAATTTTTAATTAAACTACTAGCACCACTTATATATTGTCCGTTTGTATGATTAAAAATAACACTAGCATTTTCTGTTATTGAAGAATCTGAATTAGCTAACCAAAACGCAATATTTATATTTCCTCTGGAAGGATTGGATGTATTATGAATATAAACGCTGAAAGTATAAGTTTCTTGTGATTTATTTGAGATATCTATATCCTGTAAAATTGAACCTGTATTAGTGATCTTATCAGCGGCAAATACACCATTAGGGGCTGCTGATAAATTAGATATTACGGTTTTGAATCCGGTTCCAGCATTATAAGAACCCCAAGCACTATTTGCAAAATCCTCAGAATATTTTAATAAATTACTATCGTATATCCCATAAGATGTGTATCTAGTATTTTTTGTGTTTTGTACTGTTACAGCATCATTATTATAATGTCCTACTATAACATGACCTGGGGTTTGAGATTCTTCGTAAGCATCGCCGGTATCCCTTCCATAGGGATCACCACCTTGTAAAATATAATTGTCTAGAGTAACACCATGAGGATTAGTTCTATATACACCAGAATGGATGTCTTTATCTAATACTTTATATAAGAATCTGTTTCCATTAATTGTACCATCCATTATTACTTGGATACCATTATCAGGTTGTCCTGGTACTTTATTAAACCCGTTATAATTACTCGATTCTGGTCCAGCGTAGAAAGTTACACTCTGACCAGCATCTAAAATATAATTCGGGCCGGTTGTTGTATAATAAGTAGGAAATGCTTCTTGTAAATTGGTCGCTGAATATAATGGTACTGATGTGTAAAACCCTGTTGAAATAAAGTCACCGCTTAACCATATAGTTCCAGTAAAAGGACTGGATCCTATATTTGTCACGGTTAGACTACCTGTGTCCGGGTTACCACCGTCTGTAGTGAGGGGATTATATCCATAATCTGCTTTTATATCAAATCCACATGGAGTGGGTGCTCCTGCTCCATAAAACGGTGACACTTTTAATCCCCAGGCATAAAATCCTTTGGTTGGATCTCCAGTGTATATTTTAACATTGTCTGAAGATGCACTTCCTAATGTGAATTGTAACTGAGCACCAGTAGATACAGTTCTGGCTACTTGTAATTTATACCAACCATAATGCACATATTGTATAGACGCTGAATTACCTGCTGTGTTAGTTGCTACGGAACCTGGAATAATACCGCTTATGTCTGCGGGTAATTTTGGGCAATAAAAATAAGTAGGATAATCTACGTTATTTATTTTAGGTGATAGATAGATATAGTCTCTTCCAGTTCCCTTAGCATAAACCGTCCATGCATAGGTTGTAGCAGAAGCTATACCAACATTATTACTATAAATATTGTGTTCTGAATTACTACTATTTTCTAATAAAAGACTGCCAGTGCCTGGATTGTCTGTTGGGTATTTTAAAGGGCTATAAGAAAATTCTGAACTACCACCGTTTATTTTTAGACTGCTAACTGATGAAATACCATTTTTAGAATAAGAATCAAACTTATAAGCTGATAATATTAAATTGCCACTATCATAAGAAGGATTAAAAATAGTGTCAATGCCATAAGTTCTGTTATACGGACCTACTTTGTCTCCTTTTTCTAATTGAAACCCCCAAACATAAAGCCCAGAACCAGAAACAAGCTGAGTTGAATTGTCTACCTTTCCGTTTCCGGAATAATATAAATTATAACCTTTATTTAATGCTAATAAACCTACGTGACCACGAAAACGAGGATCTGTGCTAGCGGAACTAGTGGTTTGAGTTAATGACACTCTAACCCAACCATTATCCAAAGGTGTTATTGTCGGGTTGTAAGCTCCATTTAATGTAGAGTATTCGGGTAAGAATTTTTTATATCTTCCTATATCAAAAAAGGCGAGAGTGTTAGGGCCTGTATTAGGGAAAGTGTCGTAAGATCCGAAAAAGTCTATAGCAACTGAATCAAGTTCTTCTGATTTAACATATGCTGAAAAAGTGTATGGTGTGCTTGGTTCTAAATTCCAAACTGGTGCGTATAGATAATGGGCTCCGTACTCTGGAGTCGGTATTAACTTATAAGATGTTTTTGAATTATCAGGTGCTGAATAAGTGTATATATCTGTGTATGTTTCTCCACCATTAGAAGAAACACCAGCCCAAAAAGAACGTGTTGGGCCATAAAACCCAAAATCGTAAGGATATTCTGAGTATTCATCTAATACTTCAGGAATCCAAGTATAAGGATTATTTGACTGGCTTTCTAAAATACTCTCTACATCAAAATCTTGAGAATAGTAAAAAAGATTACTGCTGCCAGTTGTAGCTAATCCAGTTAATTTTGCCTTGCTATCTATAGAAGACGCTTTTGTGTCCATTACTATAATATTTACCCTAGGAAGGTTCTGTAGGCCAAATTAAATTGTCGTAAGTTGCTGTAGAAGGTAAATCTCTAAGAGCTTGTCTATAAACGACATACTCTTGTTTCTTTTCTTCTGAAAGAGGGCTGTCTGGTAATTGAGACCAATCAGTTTGAGATAAAAGAACATTTCTTTTACTTCTTAAGTTTGGTAAAAACATTTCTCTATCATATGCCTCATTTAAAGCAATTTGTTCCGGGCGTAATTCTGTATTTGTATTATATAGAGAATCAATACCTAATGTATAAAGCGGTGGTTGTATGTCTTGTAATTCCATAAATATATTTATCTAGTAGATGTTTTATAGTAACTCAATTTATAAGTAGTGGATTTATCTGATGGATCTACATAGTATTGTTGTTGTGGTGATCGTATTCTAAAGTAATAATCAAAATTTACCATACTACTATTATTATCCTGTCCATTACCAGCTGAAAGAGGTCTGTAATAGAATTTCCAATCATTACCTGCATTACTAAATTGATTACTTATTGCATTGGTATAATCACCATATATATAAGCTGAAAGATTAACGACCTGATTAGTTGGTGTGTAATTGTAAGGATCGTAGGTTGAATCAGCATTGTATTTTCCATTAAAATTAAATGGAGCATAATATCTATAAGAAGTTCCCTTAGCAGGGGTTGCCCCATTAAATTCCCAAGGTGCTAAAGTATTGTTATTTGGGAAATTTATAGTGTTAAAAGATGTCTTTAAATCAAAAAGTTTAAAGTTTAATGGTCTACTAGTTATGAAAGGAGATGGAGAACCGTTTTGATAACTATAATCATAAGAACTTAAACCAAAACCTATAGAAGTACCGGATGTTATAAGAGCCGTTGTATCATATCCAGTTGAACCAGCTTCAAATCTATAGAAAGAAGTTGTGTTGAAATTTCCATCAAGTATAGGACAAACCGCTACCATGGAAAGATATCCAAAGTTTCTCATAGGTGTTCCATAATCCCAATATTGTAAAGTACCACCATTTTGAGCTAATAATATACCTCGTGTAAATGCTGTAGGATTACTACTCTTTGGGTTTCCAACAACTGCAAAATACCCTGGATAATAATTAGGTTCTTGATTGGTTAGCACACCATTACTAGAATTTCTATTATTATAGTATGTAGGATTATTGTAATAGAAAGGATCTGTCTGTTTGGCCCCGTTTGTAAAGGTAATCCATGCTAATGAATTATAAGCACAAGCCGCACCGTAGTGATAAGGAGCTGTGCCTAATGTTGCTATAGTGACATTACCTAAATTCATTTTACCACCATAAACCATTAATGCTGAAGTATCTAAAGCATTGGAATCAAATTCTAATATCACATTTTCTATATTAAAATTAGCACCAGCTATGTCAAACTCAAAAGGTCTAGTAAATCTGCTTACATTACCACTTAAAGCTAACCAGGTACTATATACATTATTTTGATCTCCGAAATTTCCAGATGCTGCTAATGTATTGTTAAAATAAGTTCTGAAGGATACTTTAGGAGGTGGTGTATCAAAAACTTTATAACCAGCCCATACTTTAAGTGGTGGGTTATAAAGATTTAAATTTTTAGAAATATTAACTTCTGTTCTACCATTGATATAAATGTTTTTAAAATTTAAACCATTGAAATAAACATATCGTTGAAATCCGCTTGTGGTGTTTACACCGTCTGCACTCCAGAAAAATTGTCCACCTTTAATACCAGCAGCTGTCATAGCAGGGTATCTAGATCCTAACCATTCTGTACTATAAAAAGCACCATTTATATTACCAGTGTGTTCATTAGATCCGTAATAGGTACCACTATTATCATTAGCATTGGGAATTGCTGGGCGTTGGCTTTCACCTTCAACAATATCTTCGTCTATATAAATGGTTAAATTGACACCTGCTAAATTGTAATTTTTAACATAATTTACAGCTCCCCATATTGTCTTGAAGAAAGGTTTGCTTATACCACTTTCATAGACACTAGTATTAGCATCATAAGCTCCAAAATAAGTTCTTTGAATACTAGCATCGTCTGTGGAATAAGAATCTGATGGTCTTATAGCAAAAGCATAACTATTACTAGTATTAATTGATAATGCATTACCTTTATAAATTAATGAAGAATTAGGATCTAAGTCAATAAATCCATGTAAATTAGAAGCATATATATCACCGCCTACACTGAGCTGATTAACTACAGTTGCATTATTGGCTGTTAAAGAATTTGTAAATAAATTATTAGCAGAAACAGAAAACACTCTTAAACTGCTTAAAACAAAAATATTGTTAGCTGTTAAATTACCAGTTAAATTGAGAGAAGTAAGACTAGCATTGGAAAGTGTATAAGTTATTGTAATTTTGTTATTATAAGTCAATGAGTTAGCACTTAAATAATTTGCAAATAAATTAGTAGCAGTTAAATTTTTAACAAAATTGTTATTATTGAAATAAGTATCCGAATTAAAATAAACACCTCCTGGATATCCAACGGAAAGTGTATTAGAAATAGAAGATGGTACTAAATTTGTAGCAGAAAGAGTTGGTATATTTGCTCCACTTAATACATTTAAACTCCCTTTAATGTCTATGTTATAGACTGGATTGGAATTGTTAATACCTAAATTACCATTCTTCAATACTAAAGAATCATCACCTGTAAATTTTCTAGAATTGGCATAATACGGATCTACACCAATAACTGGAAAATAGTAAGCTGAATTAGGAATAGTATTTGTTGTACCTGTGGGGAGGCCCAAGCTAGGTTCAACAGAAGGAAGGTCTATAAAACCACTATCATATGCATCCTTATTAATATTAGGATTTGATAATGGTTTTAACTTAATAGAACCTTTAATGGAATTCGGGTTATTTTGCATTTTCTATTACGAATTAGCAGTTTCTAATACAGATAGTGTTAAATTAACAGCATTGGAATTTCCACTTTGGATAATAAAAGCTTCATTCGATTTCAAGACTAATTTAGTTACAGCAATGTTGTAAGTGTCATTAGGTGGAATGGAGAAGTTTTGAACTATTGTGAAAGGTGATGCTATATCAGAAGATGTTGTAGCACTCCCTGAAATACTTGCTGTTACTGATTGAGGAGAGTTAGTAAGATTTGCTGCGAGAGCAGATATTACAACCCCTGCTTTTTGATAAGGTACAACGTAAACATTGGTTGGTGATGTTGTAGCTGTTACCGATTTTCTTTCGAATTTATTTAATACTGTTGCCATAATTTATAATATTTACTCCAGAACGATGCTTAATGGTGTAACTAATGTGATAATTGCTCTCTTAAATGTATCACCACTAATAGTACCAGTGCTTTGTTGAACTTGGAAATTTGGACCTACGTTGAAATTGCCTAATTCGTTAGAACTAGTATAATAAACAACTGCTGGGTCATAAGAAACTGTATTTGTATCGTAAGGTTTATTTTTAGCATCAAATGCTACTTCGTTATCACTATTTACAATACCACCAAAAGCCGGGAGAGAAGCATTCATTCTAGTGCCAGTTCCCATATATTCAAAGGTATGACCTCCGGTTTCTATCATACTTCTAGCATAGAAATAAATAGGTCTTCCTACAAAAGAGTTTAGAGCAGCTTCTATTCCATAATCTAAAGTAATTTTATATTGACCTCCTACTAAGGATGGTGGGGTATTAATATAGAATAATTGAGTTCTGTATTTATTGCTAGGATTAGTATTAGGATTAATATCTTCTTCTTGTATAATTGTATTACCAGTTGTATCCTTTGTCCATGGTCCATCAGGATCGTATGTGGCTCCTACAGTAAAAAACATACCAGAATACGGAACAGATGCGTAGGTTCCTCCATTAGTTAATGTATCTACTACTATAGTATCTTTAATGTTTGGATCATCTCCAGAAGTTAAACCTCTAAAAGTGCCTTGCAATATAGCTGATGTTGATCCTCCTCTTGCTACAAGACCTGATAACCCAAAAGTACAGTTAGATGTACTAATTGAGCAGGTGCCTCCGCTTTCGCAAAGAACTCCTTCTGTTGTACAGACCGAGAAAATACTGACCAATTGAGCATATCCTTGATTTGTAATATGAATTCCTTTTCCACCTTGATTTACTTGTGTGAAGGAATCTAACACCATACTTCTGATGCTACTATTAACCAAACTTCCATCAATTCTCATACCGCAACCCGCGTCATTAGCAGTACCACCAAAACCTGTATTCTGGTCTGCATCAGAAGCTACTGCATATGATGTGCAACCTTGAACATAAGGACTGATTGTAATAGGAGGTTTGCTGCCGGGAGCACTTATTGTATAATTGGCTGTATTATAAGCCACAGCTACCTGTGCTGCTCCGTTTGTGTATTGACCTTGAGTTCCGGAATATAAAGGAAATGCTACAGCTGCTGATGGTGCTCTATGGCCTCTGAAAGTAACACCCCAAATATAACAAGCTTGGTTTACCCAGAATATATCATAGGTAGGATTGCTTGGTCTAATGGTTGTTCTTCTAAGATTGTCTCCTATTAAAGAAGTATAAGGAGGAAGATAAATTGGATTTACTTCTGTGTAATCTCCGTTCTTTAAAAATATTGTCCAGGGACTTGTTGCTGTAGGGCCTTGAGCTGCTATATAAGCAACAGCCTTTTTAATAGTGGCAAAAGGTGTTTCTATTCTTCTGCCTCTTTCTGTGCTATCTACAGTATCACTACCACCTATAGACACATAAACTGAATTATAAATTTTAGGATTATTATCATTATTATTAATGTAATTTAATAAGTTTTGAACGGTTAAATTTTTAGTAACATTGGACTGACTAACTGGAATTAAATCCGAAGGAGAAATGGTGGTCGTCGCATCTAGCTGAGGAACACCAGTTCTTAGAAATTCTAAGGGGTTAATTTTTCTCGTTATATCCTGCTCTATAACAAGCTCGTCTTGGGTTAACGGATTTCTTACTCCGGAGCTATCTGGTAATTCTCTAATTCGTGTAAATGCCATTTTATATATTTATCTTAAAATCATCCCTTTTTAAAAATTTAAATTACAGAAGAATTTTCTATATTTAATGTAGCAAAAGGTAGGAAAGAATTGATTTCTTCTATTTCTACTTGTGGTTGACCGCTTATATTAACACTTATTAAACCTAATTTACTAACATCATTTCTTATTACAAAAGAAACATTAAACATATTAGTATCAGAATTATAAGTCAATTTAGGATTTTCTTTAATGCCATTAGAATTGCTCCAATTGGACGCAGAACTTAAAGCTAAAGTTATTGTAGAATCAAAATGGTCTTTGACAATTCCCTTTTTAATATCAAATTCTTTAAAGAATAAAGAAAATTTTATTTGAGGCAAATTATTTCCTGGAATGTCATTAAATCCACAAAAGTAAATTTTTTTATCCCCTTCATCAAACCAATAATCTATTTCATATGTATTATTGTCAAAATAAGAAGTGAATTGATTATAGGGTTCTATAGTTGAATCCTTTACAACTATTTTTTCAAAAGCATAACCTATACTGGTTTGTATTAAAAAGGTATCATAAAAAACCTCAAAATTAGAAATATTATTTGTGTTGAGAGCATTATAGAAATCTGTATATTTTTCGTATTTTATATAAACCGAAGACAATAATACATTAGCAGATTTTGTGTTGTTATTAAAGTCACGCAACCATAATTGACTACTGCGCATATTTTCTAAATAAGTGTTCATATATTAAGGATATAATCTATTGATTGTTGTGTTATCTTCTGGATTATAAGGAGTATTGCTTGGTGAAGGTGTTATAATTGCTTTTTTATTATTTTTAAATTGTTGAGCAAATGGTGCAACAATTTCATAAGGTTTATTTAATTCCTGAATGCTTATTTCTTTTGGTTTTAGTTTCCAATTTACTAATGATAATAATACATTTTCTTCGTTTTGAGTTTCAAAAGCATATACTATTTGATTATCAGCTCCAAACATTCTTGTTTTTATTAAATGAACTTTTTCAAAATAATTTTCTAAAGTGGGGTTTTTTAAATTTAAAGTAATATAATAGGTCTTAGGTGTAGAAGAACCAAATACATATACATTTACAAAAATATAATAAACTGATAGGTTTAAATCTTTTGATAAAAATTTTTTAACTTGAGTATAATTTTTAGGATTAAGATCTTGAGTGGGATCTGGTTTATACAATACAGAAGTTGTAGTACCGTCACCCCAAACATAGTCAATTTGTCTAATTTTTTTATTGTTTAAAAAAGCACTACTAATATTAGAAGGGTCTACAGTTAATACAAAAGGGGCATAGCTTGAATAGGTGATATTTATATTATTCGTTAAATAAATCGTATTGTTGTAAAGATTCATTTTATGCGAATTGTATTATCTTTCTGTAACTTCCTCTTAAAGGTGTAAAACCAGTTGTAGTACTGGCACTCACTGCTAAATTTAAAGTTGTAGGGATAGTAGTCCCGCTGGTTTTAACTAAAGAACGAATTATTCCATAAGCCTTTGTATTGGCTCCTATAATTTCTGTGTATCCTATATCTACTATACTTACATTAGTCAAACTAGCAGCAGAGCCTATAGATGCAGCAGCAGCACCACCTATATCTTGTATGAAGCTAGCTACGGCAAAACTAAAATTAGTGTCAGATGATAATGCATAATTTATAGATGTTGAATTGGCTCCTATAAGAGAAAAGACATTGTATTCGATTTCGTATGTAGTATTAGGTGCTAATTTAAAAGTTGTACCAAAAAATGGCGACCTAGAGCCGGATATATTTGAACCATCATTTGCTAAATAATAGTTACTACCATTAACAAAGCTTCCACCGTATCCGGTATTAGGGTCTATTCCGGCACTTAATGTTCCGACAACGGTTAAGGCTGCACCGGATGTATTTGTTGTACCTATACCAACATTACCGTTACCATCAACAACAAACGGGGCTGTATCATTTGCTATATCATCTACTCTAAAAGCTGGACCGTTACCAAACTGTTGAACTAGTAATGCTGGAGAGTTATTATTGTTTA